CAAACCTGATGAAAAAGTACATCATTTCGCTCAACGGACTAATAAAGACCAACTTTCCAAACTATGAACTGAATGTCAAAACCGGCAACAATAACAATTTTGCCAAGCCGAACAGCGGAAACCAAACAAACCTTCGTCTGATCCGCAAGAACAAACAGGCGAATCTGATTTTGCACCGTAAAGGCGAAGGCGTGAATATAGCGTGGGGTCTGACACAGCCGACCGCACGCACGAAAGGCTACGGGACGAAAATTCGCGCGCTCGCAGCTCTCGCGGCGCTCCGTGTTCACCTGCCCCTTTATCAATGGTCAGTGTTTGGAAAGAATTCCGGGTCGTACAAAATCATGAAGAGACTCGGTGCGATCGAGAACAATAACAGCCCGACCCACTTTACGTTCGTGCCCAGGCGTCACAACCTCAACCAGCTAAAGAAGCTGGCGGCCTAAAAAGAAACAACATGGCAACGACCAACGTATACGCATTGAAACTCGCCGGTGGAAAATACTACATAGGTAAATCTGATAATATCGAACAACGCATCAAGAGTCATTTTTCGGGTGCAGGTTCGGCGTGGACCCGGGAACACGCCCCCGTGAAAGTTATAGAAACACGGGAAAATGTTTCGAGGTTCGAAGAAGATAAGATGACTAAGGAATATATGGAAAAATACGGAATTGATAATGTGCGCGGCGGTGCATATACACAGGTTGACCTACCTAATGAATCAAGAGAATCCCTGCAACGTGAAATTAGAGGCGCCGGGGATGTATGTTTCAAATGCAACCGACAGGGTCACTGGGCGAGTCAGTGTTATGCACGAACCGTAGAGGTCTGGGGATGTAATTATTGTGAATCAGAGTTTGACACGAAACAACAAGCCGAACGTCATGAACGATCGTGTAAAAAGCCGACCAAGGGAGGTTGCTACAGATGCGGCAGAACTGATCACTGGGCAAACCAGTGTTATGCGCGCATTTAGAGACGTCATGTGTTTGAAAATCAAGTATGGACGCACTGAAGAATTATATACACAGTCAATTAAACCCCGTCGGAATGCCAAACCCGGGTAATGCATACAACCCATTTTTGGGTCATCATTATTATTTCAAAATTTCCAAACCAAATGAGAATGATCAAAGAGACGCCGCATTTCTTCATCCTTTCATTAGTGAGTATGGTCACCTACGGTTCCGTGACATCCTGAGAGTTTAAATTCCCATGTCTACAGTACTATGGAGCTCAAGCGGATGTTGATGTTCCTGATCGGGTGTATGGGTGCCCGTCTCGGTTTGACGTACGCGGCGTATCGATTCCCGGTGCTCCTCCCGTGGCTCGGTCTTCTCGCTTTGGCTATTTCGATCGGATTTGCCACGATTTACATAAACGGATGGCGCAAGACGGGTGTCGAAGTGGGCGGTCAGGCCATCTGGTGGAACGATCTTCGTCCGGTTCATGCCTTTATGTACGGCTTGTTTGCCCTGTTGGCTCTCATGGGTGTCAAGGCGCACGCGTGGAAGGTTCTGCTTCTGGACACCATTATAGGATTTCTGGCATTTGTCCTGCATCACTTTGGGTCCTAAATATCAAACGAGTCGTCGATCGGCGACTTTTCACTGAACCCTACGAACCATTTACCCTTTGGGCCGCATCGGTTCTTGTCGAGCCGGACCGACTTGGCGTAGTCGTGATGGACCCGTTCTTTGCCGACGGCGACGACCGATCGACCACACGTCTTGTCGACCGGGTTGTAGTGAAAGCACACTTTGCATAGGGCCGACAGGCTCATTTGTGTTTCAGGCGGGTGATATCTTTAATGCATATGGGTTAGAGCCTGTAAATTATTGAAAAGTTTTCTTCTATTGTTCCCTTCATTTCGCAGTAATGATATACGCCGCACAGCATTCGCAAGTGTTGACGTATTAAATGGTACTATATTTCTATACAGATGAAGACCTATTTTATTACGCAGCTGTCCGGCCCTGGTACTAATAGCGTGTGCTTTGTTTTGAGCGATTTTTATGCGGTTTTGTCTGGCAGGGTCAAGACGACGTTCCCCTTCGCGGAGTCGAGTAGCATTTCTCTGAGCTATTAAAGCTTTTTTATATTCGACATACAGATCGATAAATTTAAGCAATCTGCGTAACGTCTGTAGTTGTGCCGTTTTATTTGGTCCCAGTGCCCCGACCAATTCAGGCACTTTCACGATATTCTTTATGTTCTGACGCGTCGCTCTTTTAAAAACAGTAAGGGCTGCAAGGTTCTGTAGTCTGGACATACTATATTAAATTAAATTTTTTCAAGCTCTTGGGCTACTAAAGAAAATGATTCTATAGATAGGTATGCAGATAATTTACGATGGTGTCGGTGCCGATCCATCGGGTGTTCATACCCCGGAACGTTTTCTCGAAATCATGAACCGGCCTAAAAAATGGCAAAAGCGCCCAGAGACCAACTTTGCCAATTGGATCTACGAGAATGAAATCCAACTTAAATTCAAGGATTGGGTCCTACCTGACGACTTTTGCTTTTTTAACCTGAAAGACTGGGTGGAATATTCAGGCGCGACGATTGTTGAATAGTCTGTGGGCACTTACGACCGATGTATTCTGGTTAAAAAAACGTTTACCTGGACCCTGGAGCGGCGAGAGTCGTACCCGTGGACTCTTCGGTGACCGAGCCCCCGCCGTGTACACTCGCGTACCGGCCGTGACGATGGCGGTGTTTGGTTTTCGGGCACGCATACGCGTTTTAGTAGATTCGTTTTCCAACCGGTATCTATTCAGGCGAAAGGCTGTCTCGCGATTTGCCGCCGAGTAGTTCATCTTCTGGAGTATTTTGGAAGGTTCGAACAGAACGAGTTCGGCGTCAAACTTGCCATGATAAGGAGATCTCACCGCCGGAGACCATATACCGTCAAACTTTTCACCGAACGCATTACGGATCAGGCCGTACGTTCTGACATTCATATCGACGACACTTATACGCCCGGATCTCAAGGGTGTACCGGCTGCGTTGCGCCAAATCGCAGTTCTATTCTGGTCGTGGCGATACTTGCTCATGATTTGCAAGGCGGCACTTTCCATGGTGTTGTTTTCAAGTATACCCTTGTACTGCTGGTGGTACGTTTTGTTTTTTCGACCCCACGTATGCTCGAGCATACGTTTTAGGTTCGGGGAGGCGTTCCGCGACGCGAGAATCTTCTCGACCGTCCGGTACGTCAGCTTCAGGAGCTTGAGGCGACGGGTCGGTACATACTTGGAGACATTGCCGTACCGGGCCGCCTGTATGGGATTTTTAGTCACCCAGAAAAGCTTTGCGCGGTAGGCCCTATTCATCACATTAAACGCGCCGAGGTTCTTCACGCCTTTATACAAAGCCTGGTTGGGGCTGATATACACCGTGTTCATTTATACTGTTCGGGTAGATATTTCTTCAATCTCCGGTTCGGTCGCCAGTCCGCACGGAAAGTTGATCAACAGGGCACGTTCGAGCCCGAGCAACTTGAGATACATTTTAACCTGGGTACGGTGTTCATCCTTGAGCGCCTTGACTGATTTCAACTCGACGACGAGACCCCGCTCGACAATCAGGTCAGCTCGCAGGTTCCCCAGAACGTGTCCGTCAAAACTCACAGTCATGATACGTTCGGTTTCGTACGCCAGGAAACTTTTACGGAGACAAACCTCCATCGCATTGTGATACATACGTTCGGACAGGCCCGGACCGAGCTCGTTCCAAATTTGGCGCGCATGGGTACACACGAGCGACTTCGCCATACGGTAATAATCTCGGATTTCTATAGATGACGTTCATCGTCTATGCAGATTCGACCCAGCGTGACGCGACCCTGTACCCTTCCGGAAATACGTACACGCTCCATCTCACAAATCCGGTAAAAAATGTAACCCGTGTCGACCTCGTTTCGGCCGTCGTCCCAAACACAATGTACAACCTGACCGGAACGTCAAATGTCCTCACGGTCGGTACATCGAACGTCTGGCTCAACCCGGGGTTCTACTCGACGACGTCGCTCGTCAACGAATTCAATGCTTCTAGCCAAGTCACAGGTACAAAACTCGGGTACTTGTGTGCCGAAGGTCGATTTATATTTTACGGCACACTCACATCCGTGACGTGTCTGACGTCCGAAATTGCAAAACTTCTTGGTCTTCCGGTCGGCACAACTGATGCCCTGGCAGTCGCATCGAATCCGGCGTACGCGAACCATACGACGTACGGCACGGCCGCAAACTACGTACGGTCGTCCAGTATTATAAACCTGAGTCCGAACGAACACATCTGGCTCGACATTGCCGAATTCAGAACACCGACAACTATGGATGCGCGGCGTCTGGTCACGTCGAGTAACGTCCGGACGACGATGAGTACGACGGCCGGTACATCCTTTGCACTCATACCGATGGATGTCTCGAGCGGTTCTTTCAAATCATTCAAAGAACAGACGGACTATGCCATGTCGATCGAGTTTCCGTCCCGTCTCGATTCACTCGAACGCCTGACCGTACGGTGGCTCGACCTGAATGGGAATCCGTTGGCGTTCAACGGTCTGGATACGAATTCTTTTACGCTGCGGGTACACACGGTGCTCATACCGGATGTACCTGAACGGCTGACGAGTCTCCCGGTCCCTGTTGCAGACCAGGATAAATCTAAAATGTTTGTCGGCGCTGCGTTTGCACTTGTGCTCGGTCTGATGCTGATACTTATGCGGCAAAAACGTCAGTAGACGTGATGGAAAAACCCGGGATATTCTTCTGGTCGGCGTCAGCCTGGACGCGGACGGGCGGGCGCGCCGCGACGTACATGAGATATAGTGCGACGAGGGCCAGGATCGAAAGAAGTAGCGCACGACGGGTGTTCATTTACTCTTGGACACGAAAAGAGTTTTCGCTTGGTGTAAAAAATCGTTCATAACCGGCTTATAATCCTAATAGGCTTACCGTACAGACGTTTGGTGTGCTGCCCGAGTCCTGCAATGTTCCGCGAATAAGATCCATTATTTTTAACATTGAGTTTTTCGATTCCCAAAACTCGGCGGACCGTGTTTGCATTTGTAATTGGAGATAATTTGTAATTCCTTCTGAGAAGGTGCTCTACGGCATCCGATATCTCACTGTACCATCCGTTCTTTGCCAGTAGATTCGCTAAGGCCGGTATAGTGACTGTTTTCTGGAACTGTGAATTTGTTCCGAAGACCAGGCCCACCTTTTTTCCGCGCGGGTTGGGCCAATACATGATAGCACCCCTGTTATTGCCTTTGTTGTTTTTGAATATCAACGCACGCTTGTAATAATTAAGCATAGCATTTGCCGAATTAAAAGACACCCCTATCTTTCCATAACTTTTTTTGTACATATTGAAAAGTTTGGAACGACGATTTGCGGAAAGGCTGTTCGTGGTTGTGTTTTCACGTGACATTACTCTGTGCACATAAAAAAATCAGAGCCTGTACAGGTAGCCCAAAATGATCATCGCTGATTTCGAGTCTACGATCCAAGGATTCGTCCACTCGCTCAGTTATGTCGCGGTCGAGTTCATCATCAATGACGGCTGGTCCAAAAACAACCGTCGCGGCGTCGATCCCATGTACGATCGGGTGACGCGCGTGTCGCACGGCCCCGTGACGACGATTGTGATTCGGGATGTACTCCTCGACCCGTCCATTCGCGAAATGGACGACGTGAAGAAGAAACTCGCCGGTGTGTGCTTTGACGCGGCCGAACTCGGACAGAAGCAAATTTTTGTGATGAATTTCAAAGATGCGCTCGAAAAGTTTCTCGAGGATGTGTCGGCGGATGGCGGTCAGTGGCTCGGTCACTCGATCGATAACGACATTGAGTTTTTGTCACTGACCGACAAACGTATCGGCGCGGGGCTATTTACAAAGGACACAAAGGCGTACCCGAGTTCGTGCTGTCGTCTGAAGGGCTGGAAATCGGTCACGCGTCACTGTACGCAACAGATTCTGACGCGTCGCTGTCCTCAGTTCTGGGCGGCGTATTCTCAGGCGGGGAATGTATCGTCGAAACTTCGCGACTTGTGTCTGTTTGTAGGTCGCGAGCCTCAGAAACACACTCCGGCCCAAGATGTGATGGATCTGTGTGCTGTTCTGACTCGGGCGTTTGAGCTCGATCGATGGAAACTCGAGGAGGGTTGTTCGTACATGATAAGTAAGCCTGTACAAACATCCGCATCTTGGCTTCACGCAAAGCCTTGAAATCAAAAATATTATCGACATTCAAAAGTACGGTCGGAAACATTCTGTATTGTTGACGCAGGCCCATGACACACCCGAGCATCTTTGTGACGTACGACTTGAGGTCCTTGACGTCGGTGCCGTACGTCCATGTATCCATGCGTATGACGCACACGGAATCCCGCCCGATAAAGGGATTACACGGCGTCTCTTCGAGTGTACCGCCGTCGATATAGTGCCACGGCCCGTGCCTCACGCTCTCGAACAAGAAAGGCACGGCGACCGTCATACAGAGCGCATCGACGACCGACATCTCGGGCGCCGAATCGACCGAAAAGTAGTGCGTCGTGGACGTCTCGACGCAACACGCCGACATGTAGAGCTTCACGGGCCAGAATTCATAGAGTTCACGGAACGTTATATCGGTCCGACCGAGAAACTCGCGCACGACGCCTACGATGTGCCGTCGGATCTTCCCGATGGCCACGAGCCCGAATGACCGAAGGAGCGATTTGATGTTGGGTCGCATCGCATCGCCGATGGGTATCCCGAGACTATAATCGAGAAGCCTGCGCGTGTCGCCTTTTGACGCCACGTAGATAAAGGCGAGTATACCGCCGGCTGACGCACCGGATATTTCTTCGAGATCGTTGAGTGCACCGAGGTCTTTCAGTGCACTGAGCGCGCCCGCAAAGGCAAAATACGCCATGGCACCTGGGCCTATGACGAGATGCCTCATCTAGAATTTTGATTTAAAAAAGGAAATGTTCACCGACGCACCGTTTTTTAGTACACGGCCGGGAACTGACCACGAAGGGAAGCAAACACGATCGCGTACACGAGGGCGTGGACGCCCACCGCCGGCAGAGAGCTCTGGCCGGAGCGGAAAACACCTGCGGAACCCGGGGGCAGAGTCAGAAGGACGCCGGGCGTCAGGAGCACAAACAGAACAGCCGGCACGATGAGGTCAGCCGGCTTGAGGGACAGCTTCAGCACGAAGCGAGCCAGGATGAAATACACAAGGGAAAGCACCACCGCGTGCACAAACACAGTCTGCATGCCGTAAAAGCCGGTGCCGGGCAGCAGGCTGAGCGACGGCAGGGCCAGGAGCAGGCCTGGGGTCAGGAGCGCAAACAGAACAGCTGGCGTGAGAACCTTGGGGCCGGTGATATCGATCGGCATCTTTCTTTTACTGTCTACACAGAGAAAAAACGAACAAACTCGCAAAAGTCGTTGAACCGGGCCGAGTTCATGAGGGTCGTGGTCATCCCACGATCGGCCAAATAGGCCTGCATGCCCATCCACATGTTGAGCAGGTCCTCACTGTGCCAATCGTGCCACGTCTCTGGGTCGAGCAGAATTTCGCGATCGTCGGGGTCGTCGTCGTTCTCGTGAGGATCGATCGTCTCGTCGGCGTACAGAGCGTCGTCGCGGTATTCGTTGTTCAGGCCCATTTTCTTACAGAAAGAGTGTCTCTCTCCTTTAGGGGAGCAGCGTCGACGATGGCCTGGTAAGCGCCTTCGACCTGAGCCTCGTTACCACCGAAGAATGTCCGAAGACCTTCCTGGATGACTTCTTTTGTTATACTACCGCGGCTCGTTTTAGATGAAAGAGAAACCTTGTGATCGTGGATCTTCACCTCGACCTTTTCGCCATCGGTCGACTCTTGTTTCATAAAGGTCTGGACGGCCGTCTTGAGTTCCTTTTCACGTTTATTGAGCACGCTAATGTCTGACCGGGCCGACTTCAACTGTGATTTCAGCTCGAGCCACTCGGTCATAATGTCTTTAATACCACCGGACGCCATCTATTTTATTCGGGTGTGTTTTCTTTATTTGTACTCGTTCTGGATCTCAAACTTCGGGCGCATGGTATCCGGCGGGATGGTCGACAGGTTGAAGATGCTCACGGCCTCGCGGGGGTTCGGCGGCTCGGACCGAACGTCCCGGTTGGCGTTACGCAGGTTACCGCCGATCGTCTCCGGGAAGCCAATCTGGGCACGCGGGTCCAGGAAGCTCTGGCCGGACAGAATTGCATCCGGGCTGAACTGACCGAAATCCTCGGTCGTCACAACCTCCTTGGGAATCAGACCGACGTTCGGGTCGGACTGGACCTGACCAATCTTAAAGCCGCCACCGGAGAACATACCGGCGCCATCGCTGGAAAACGGCGCAAGGAGGTCACCGGCACCGCCGGGCATGAGTGCCGACGGCCCGTCGTTCTGCTGGCCACCCTGGCTGATCATCGGGCCGCTCGCCGCGAGAGCGGTGCCAGCACCGGACGGCGCCGCCTCGAAACCGCTACGCTGGGGCATCAGGAGCATCATCGCAATCAGGGCCAGAAGTATAAGAATCGCCAGACCTTTACCGTCCATATTTATAATGTACTGCGAATTTTTTTACAGGTCAACCTCCTGGTCGTCGTCCTCGTCGTCCTCGTCGTCCCGGAAGAGATACTCGCGCGGAAATTTAGATTTTGGTGCCGACCTGATCCGCACCTGGACAACCTTCCACACGGGCTCGAACGTACGTTTCGTAAATACGAGACCGATGAGTTCAAACCAGGCGTCGACCGGTCCGGTCCCGACGTCGGCCAGTGTCACCTGCTTCTTCTGAGTGTCGTAAGCTGTCGTGACAATCTTACCCTTGATGGTTGTCAGCGACGCACACAGTTCAGACTCTGGGTTGAGACTCGTCTGGTATGCACCGACGACCGTCTCGTCCGAAATCTCCTTCCCGAACCAGAGCACCTTACACTCTTTGGCCTGGGTAATAATCTGGTCGTCAACCTGGCTGAACAGGGACGGGTCGACACCCGTGACGGTCACCTGGTTATCATCCGTGATGACGAGTCGTACATTGTTCAGCTGGTGCATAGCCTTCTGACCCTCGTCATTCGTAACCTTCAGGAAATAGCGACCGTCCTGGAGTTTGGATGGCGTCCCGAACAGCATTTTCTGTCCTGAAAACATTTCAAGCCTCTAAGTAATGAGCAGCACCATTTGTGGTCCACAGTATACAGGCCGTGCGTGTGAATGCCGTGCACAGGTGACACCGGGTACGACGCCCGCAACAGGCGAGGCGTCTAATCCAACGTGGATTTGTGCCCATGTTCAGGACGGGATACAGACCGGCTGTGACCCCGGGTGTTGCCCGACAGACTGTTCAGACCGGACGACGACTGACAAAGACGAAACCGGAGGCGCAACTGCAGAGACGAAGAGCGCCTGGTGGATCATACTGATCAGTATACTGTTTGGCCTGATGCTGTTCATTTCCTATTTTTACCGGTCGACCAAGCGAAGCAATGGCGGGCGACCGTACCTGGTGATTGGTCTGACCGCCTCGGCCCTGATAACAATCATCATCACGGCGGCGGTTATGTTGACGAAAAAATAAGCTCATCGTAGGGTAGAGATGAACCTGGATCCAGGCAAGATATACGAGATGCTGAGGGACACGACGGTGTACGGTCGGATCAAGCTCTGGCACGTCATACTGTTCATGAATATCGGACCGATGCTCACGTGGCCTATGCTCGTCGTACTCATCGGTATCGTGATGTACGAAGTTAAAGACGTCCGTGGTATGTTTGGTATCAATGGAGGCTACCAACGAAATGTTCCAGACTCTTCAGGCGGAGATCAAGGCGCTGCGCAAGGACCTACGCCGGGTGAAGGCTCTACTGGAGGATCCGACGGGCGAGAAGTCCAAGGCGCGAGTTTCGAACAACGGTTTCAACAAGCCTTTGGAGGTCTCCGACAAGCTGCGGGCTTTCCTGAAGCTAGCGGCTGATGAGAAGATTTCTCGTTCCCAGGTGACCAAGCGTATCAATGAGTACGTGACGCTACAGGGTCTGAAGGCCGGCCAGGTGATTAACCTGGACGCGACCCTGAAGGATCTTCTGACGCCGCCCGAGGGTATTAACGTAACTTTCCTGAACATCCAGAAGTATATCAACCACCATTACATCAAGGCTGAGCCCGCACCGAAGAAGGCGCCGGTGGCGGTGGCCTCCTCCGAGGCGTCTGGCTCGGCACCGGCGACCGCGAGCAAGAAGCCCCCGGTGAAGAAGCCCGTGGCCACCAAGGCTTAAACAAAAAAGATGTACATTGTACATGGAGACGGCTCCAGTTCTGGATCGATGTGTTCTTGAAAAATTGGTAGGTACGAAAATCAGAGACTTGTCTCTGTATCAGCGCGCATTCACCCATAAATCTGCAACGAAAAAGTACTCTGGACTGAATGGTTCATACGAAACGTTGGAATTTATGGGTGATTCCGTCCTTGGTTTTATTATCACTCGACACCTTTTCGATAAGTACGAAGAGCATCAGGAGGGGTTCTTGACAAAGGCTCGAACCAAGATGGTTCGAGGTACGACGCTCTGCGAAATTTCCGAACGTCTCGGGCTCCATAAATGGATTCTGATGGACGATAAAGGTATTCGGAACGGCTGGAATACAAATCCAAATATCCTCGAAGATGTTTTCGAGGCGATGATAGGCGCCATTTACCTCGATCTCGGTATGGTCCATGCCAAAAAGTTTGTATTTGCGGCCTTTGACCAAGTTGACGTGTCTCTGACGGACGACAATTACAAAGACCAACTTATGCGTCAGTGTCAAGCGGCCCACCTTCCTTTGCCGGACTACCAGGTTCGAGGTCAGTACCCGGATGGAACATTTCACGTCGAAGTTGTCCTTGATGGTATTGCGTC